CAATGTTGGCGTTACCAGCCTGACGTTTATGAAAAACAATGGCGAAATGCCGCTTGATGCTGATCTGAATACATTTGGTCCCGTTAAGGCTTATCTGGGGATCTGGTCTAAAGCTACCTCAACTAACGCAACACTGGAGAAAAATTTCCCGGAAGATAATGCTGTCGGTGTGCTTGAGGTTTTTGCTGCCGGCAATTTTGCAGGTACGCAACGCTTCACCACGAGAGACGGCAATGTATACATACGCAGACTCGCCAATAAGTGGAATGGCTCTGATGGTCCGTGGGGCATATGGCGTCACACTCAATCAGCTACCCGCCCTTTGAGTACGACTATAGACCTGAATACGCTTGGAGCCGCCGAACATCTTGGTTTATGGCGTAACAGTAGCTCGGCTATAGCTTCATATGAACGCAATTATCCAGAGGAAGGCGGCTTTGCTCAGGGGATGCTTGAGATCCTCGAAGGCGGAAATTATGGAAGAACGCAACGTTATACCACTCGCCGTGGAAATATGTATGTCCGCTGCCTTGCGGCAAGATGGGATGCATCAAATCCGCAGTGGGAACCGTGGTTAAGAGTCGGTCATCAGTCAGAGAGTCGTTATTACGAAGGTGATTTGAATGATGTAACCTCACCAGGTATTTACAGCGTTACAGGTAAAGCGACCAACGGTCCAGTACTGGACGGAAACGGCGTGACTGTACTCGGCATTCTGGAAGTGTTGAGGCGGTTTGATGGTGTTAATGTATGGCAGCGTTATACAACTGCCGGAACAGGTACAACCCTTAAAGGCCGCACCTTTGAGCGCGTCTTTACCGGCAGCTCATGGAGCGAATGGCGGGAAGTCTACACCTCGTATTCACTTCCCCTGAATCTGGGTATCGGCGGTGCTGTGGCAAAGCTCACCAGCCTGGACTGGCAGACCTACGATTTTGTGCCGGGCAGTCTGATAACCGTTAGGCTGGATAATATGACCAATATTCCCGACGGTATGGACTGGGGCGTCATTGATGGCAACCTGATAAACATCGCAGTTGGTCCGAGTGATGATTCCGGTACGGGGCGCTCAATGCATGTATGGCGCAGCACTGTAAGTAAAGCGAACTACCGCTTTTTTATGGTGCGTATTTCAGGAAATCCGGGAAGCCGCACGATCACAGCAAGACGAGTACCAATCATTGACGAAGCCCAGACATGGGGCGCGAAACAGACATTCAGTGCTGGCCTTTCTGGTGAACTGTCCGGCAATGCGGCGACAGCAACAAAGCTGAAAACAGCCCGTAAAATTAATAACGTTTCGTTTGATGGAACATCAGATATTAACCTGACGCCGAAAAATATTGGTGCATTTGCTTCAGGAAAAACAGGAGACACCGTTGCGAATGATAAAGCCGTTGGGTGGAACTGGAGTAGCGGAGCCTATAACGCAACTACTGGTGGGGCATCAACGTTAATTCTTCATTTTAATATCGGTGAAGGAAGTTGTCCCGCCGCCCAGTTCCGCGTTAATTATAAGAACGGCGGTATTTTTTATCGTTCTGCTCGTGACGGTTACGGATTCGAGGCTGACTGGTCTGAGTTTTATACCACAACGCGAAAACCTACAGCGGGAGATGTCGGTGCACTGCCGTTATCTGGTGGTCAATTGAATGGTGCTCTGGGTATAGGAACATCCAGTGCTCTTGGCGGTAATTCGATTGTTTTGGGTGATAATGACACGGGCTTTAAACAAAATGGTGATGGTAATCTGGATGTTTATGCTAATAGCGTCCATATTATGCGTTTTGTCTCGGGAAGTATTCAAAGTAATAAAACCATAAATATTACGGGGCGTGTTAATCCCTCGGATTACGGTAACTTTGATTCCCGCTATGTCCGGGATATCCGGCTTGGTGGTGCTGCCACATACAAACCTGCGAACAATGGCATGACATGGACACATCATGCACCGTCCGGGTGTGTATATTCCGGCATTATTGTTCAGGATACCGGCTCAAACTCTGCCGATAACATTGGTGGTGTATATTACAGGCCGGTTCAGAAATACATTAACGGGACATGGTATAACGTGGCGCAGGTATAATTTATGCAGCATTTAAAAAATATTACGGCGGGTAATCCAAAAACGGTTGAACAATATCAATTGACAAAGGGTTTTGATGTTGTCTGGTTTTTTTCAGAAGATGGTAAGAACTGGTACGAAGAACAAAAGTATTTTGCTGATGACACGATAAAAATAGCGTACGACAAAGATAATATTATCCGCTATGTGGAAAAGGATGTGACAGCTATCAGACCGGATGGATTAAGTGTTGTTGAAGTGGCGGATATTACTGCTAACCGACGGGCGGACATTTCAGGGGGCTGGATGTTTAAGGACGGCAAAGTGATTAAACGCATTTATACGGCAGAGGAATTGCTGCAGCAGGCAGAAAGCCGGAAAGCCAGACTTCTTGCAGATGCTGAATCCGTGATTTTGCCGCTGGAGCGCGCGGTCAGACTGAACATGGCAACAGATGAGGAGCGTAGCCGACTGGATGCATGGGAGCGTTACAGCGTTCTGGTCAGTCGTGTGGATCCTGCAAATCCTGAATGGCCGGAAATGCCGCAATAAGTTGTATGATCTCTGGAGTGAGCAAACATATCTATGGCACAGAGTAAAGCCTAATCTGACAGGCCGCTCTGTGTCTGGAGTAGATTTTAGTAAAGCATTATTTTATTAGTGCAAATTCTAATCAATACATTTTATGTATATGATATCCTGCAGACTTTAATGACTTGGTTTAGGCTAACCAGATAACACTGAAGGAATATTTTTGATAATTAAGGTGCGGTATGTTTACTAAGCGACGATTAAAAAATATTAACTGGGAGGCAAGTTCAGTGATACTTGCTATGGTTCTCTTTGTTGGAAATATATTTTATACAAATCATCGTGATGATATAAGCATGGAGGCTGAGAGGGACAGTATCAGAACAATGTTTGCATATGAAATCGCTAATAACCATCGCGCTCTCACTTTTCTTGATAAAACGAGATATATTGGCTTTGACGAAAATTCGGAGCATTTTGTTGGCGAGCCTTTTGCCATTAATGTCAAATCATTAGGGGGGCCTCGCTTACAGATTGCATTAAACCAGACTGATAAAGTGTTTAAATCCTACTTCAGCGAATTAAGTAAGCTTGATAAAGAGGATGTTACTCTTCTTATGGACTATTACCATGAGCAAAGCATCCTGCTGGAGCGTGTAAAATCTACGTTACAGAAGATGAAAAGTGGTAATGATATTAAAGTTGATATTGATGGTTACTTATTAGAAGAACACTTCATGAATGAGCTTAATCTTTCTAATATTTTGCTTAAACGCTATAGCCATTTGTTGTCACAACACGCCAAAGAACATAAAACAAAAGATTTACATAATTGATAATCTGCTAATGGTTATTCATGGGGTAACTATGTTTTATATGTAATCCAACTCAGATGAATTATTGATTCTGGATAATAACCGCAGAGCGGCATATATCCTGACAGGCAAATGTCCGCTTCTTGTTCAAAGCAGACCGTCAGATTTGATAACTTTTGGGCTATGTAAATTGTCAGTCGGAAAATGAGTGAGTTCAAATCAGGACAGGCGGGCGAATTGCCCGCCTTTTCTTTATCTGTTGTTTCATCCACTGACCAGCCAGGTCAAATAGCGTCTCATGCTCTGCACAACAGAAAATAGTTGCACCCATTAACCACGGAGTTAAACGGATGAGTGACTATCATCACGGCGTGCAGGTGCTGGAGATTAACGACGGCACCCGCGTCATTTCCACCGTATCCACTGCCATTGTCGGCATGATCTGCACGGCCAGCGATGCGGATGCGGAAACCTTCCCCCTCAATAAACCTGTGCTGATTACCAATGTGCAGAGCGCAATTGCAAAGGCCGGTAAAAAAGGCACGCTGGCGGCATCGTTGCAGGCCATCGCAGACCAGTCAAAACCGGTCACCGTTGTCGTGCGCGTGGAAGACGGCACCGGTGATGACGAGGAAACGAAACTCGCGCAGACCGTTTCCAATATCATCGGCACCACCGACGAAAACGGCCAGTACACCGGACTGAAAGCCCTGCTGGCGGCAGAATCGGTAACCGGTGTTAAACCGCGTATTCTCGGTGTGCCGGGACTGGACACCAAAGAGGTGGCCGTCGCACTGGCATCAGTCTGTCAGAAGCTGCGCGCTTTCGGGTATATCAGCGCATGGGGCTGTAAAACCATTTCTGAGGTGAAAGCCTACCGCCAGAATTTCAGCCAGCGTGAGTTGATGGTCATCTGGCCTGATTTCCTCGCATGGGATACGGTCACCAGTACCACCGCCACCGCGTATGCCACCGCCCGTGCGCTGGGTCTGCGTGCCAAAATCGACCAGGAGCAGGGCTGGCATAAAACGCTGTCCAACGTCGGGGTAAACGGTGTTACCGGCATCAGTGCCTCTGTATTCTGGGATTTGCAGGAGTCCGGCACCGATGCTGACCTGTTGAACGAGTCAGGTGTCACAACGCTGATTCGCCGTGACGGTTTCCGCTTCTGGGGTAACCGTACCTGCTCTGATGACCCGCTGTTCCTCTTTGAAAACTACACCCGCACCGCGCAGGTGCTGGCCGACACGATGGCTGAGGCGCACATGTGGGCGGTGGACAAGCCCATCACCGCAACGCTGATTCGCGACATCGTTGACGGTATCAATGCCAAATTCCGTGAGCTGAAAACAAACGGCTATATCGTGGATGCGACCTGCTGGTTCAGCGAAGCATCCAACGATGCGGAAACCCTCAAGGCCGGAAAACTGTATATCGACTACGACTATACACCGGTGCCTCCTCTCGAAAACCTGACCCTGCGCCAGCGTATTACCGATAAATACCTGGCAAATCTGGTTACTTCGGTTAACAGCAATTAAGGAGCCTGACCGATGGCAATGCCGCGCAAACTCAAGTTAATGAACGTCTTTCTGAACGGCTACAGCTATCAGGGCGTTGCAAAGTCCGTCACGCTGCCAAAACTGACCCGTAAACTCGAAAACTATCGCGGTGCGGGGATGAACGGCAGCGTACCGGTAGACCTCGGCCTTGATGACGATGCGCTGTCAATGGAGTGGTCGCTCGGTGGTTTCCCGGATTCGGTTATCTGGGAGCTTTACGCCGCAACCGGTGTGGATGCCGTACCGATTCGTTTTGCTGGCTCTTACCAGCGCGACGATACCGGCGAAACGGTGGCCGTCGAGGTGGTCATGCGTGGCCGTCAGAAAGAAATCGACACCGGCGAGGGTAAACAGGGAGAAGACACCGAGTCGAAAATCTCCGTGGTCTGCACCTATTTCCGGCTGACGATGGACGGTAAGGAGCTGGTCGAAATCGACACCACCAACATGATTGAGAAGGTGAACGGCGTCGACCGGCTGGAGCAACACCGCCGCAATATCGGCCTGTGATTTTCATCCGGTCAGCCAGGCTGACCGGTTAACCCCGATTCAGAAGTGAGAAAACCATGAACAAAGAAAATGTCATTACCCTGGACAATCCGGTCAAACGTGGTGAGCAGGTTATCGAACAGGTCACGCTGATGAAACCTAACGCCGGGACGCTGCGCGGTGTCAGTCTGGCTGCGGTCGCAAACTCCGAAGTCGATGCACTGATTAAAGTGCTGCCGCGCATGACGGCACCGATGCTGACCGAGCAGGAAGTCGCCGCGCTGGAACTGCCTGACCTTGTGGCGCTGGCCGGTAAGGTGGTCGGTTTTTTGTCGCCGAACTCGGTGCAGTGACGTTCCCGAAAAATCTGTCGGTCGATGACCTGATGGCGGATGTGGCAGTGATATTTCACTGGCCGCCATCAGAACTGTATCCCATGAGCCTGACCGAACTCATCACATGGCGCGAAAAGGCGCTCCGGCGAAGCGGAAACACGAATGAGTAACAATGTAAAATTACAGGTATTGCTCAGGGCTGTTGACCAGGCATCCCGCCCGTTTAAATCCATCCGCACAGCGAGTAAGTCGCTGTCGGGGGATATCCGGGAAACACAAAAATCACTGCGCGAGCTGAACGGTCACGCATCCCGTATTGAGGGATTCCGCAAGACCAGTGCACAGCTCGCCGTGACTGGTCATGCACTTGAAAAGGCAAGGCAGGAGGCCGAAGCCCTTGCCACACAGTTTAAAAACACCGAACGTCCGACCCGTGCTCAGGCGAAAGTCCTGGAATCCGCAAAGCGTGCGGCGGAGGACTTACAGGCGAAATATAACCGCCTGACAGATTCCGTTAAACGCCAGCAGCGGGAACTGGCCGCTGTGGGAATTAATACCCGCAATCTTGCACATGATGAGCAGGGACTGAAAAATCGTATCAGTGAAACCACCGTACAGCTTAACCGTCAGCGTGACGCGCTGGCGCGTGTCAGTGCGCAACAGGCAAAACTTAACGCAGTCAAACAGCGTTATCAGGCCGGAAAGGAACTGGCCGGAAATATGGCCTCAGTGGGCGCTGCCGGTGTGGGGATTGCGGCGGCGGGAACGATGGCCGGAGTTAAGTTGCTGATGCCCGGTTATGAGTTTGCGCAGAAAAACTCAGAATTGCAGGCCGTGCTCGGAGTGGCAAAAGACTCCGCCGAAATGACCGCACTACGCAAACAGGCGCGCCAGCTCGGCGACAATACAGCCGCCTCGGCGGATGATGCGGCCGGTGCACAGATAATCATCGCGAAAGCGGGTGGGGATGTTGATGCCATTCAGGCGGCAACGCCGGTCACGCTGAATATGGCGCTGGCGAACCGCCGCACGATGGAAGAAAACGCCGCCCTGCTGATGGGGATGAAATCCGCCTTTCAGCTTTCAAACGATAAGGTCGCTCATATCGGGGATGTTCTCTCCATGACGATGAACAAAACCGCCGCCGATTTTGACGGCATGAGCGATGCGCTGACCTATGCCGCACCTGTGGCAAAAAATGCCGGTGTCAGCATTGAAGAAACTGCCGCAATGGTCGGGGCGCTGCATGATGCAAAAATCACAGGCTCAATGGCGGGGACGGGAAGCCGTGCCGTGTTAAGCCGCCTGCAGGCACCGACGGGAAAAGCATGGGATGCACTCAAAGAGCTTGGAGTGAAAACCTCAGACAGCAAGGGAAACACCCGGCCAATATTTACCATTCTGAAAGAAATGCAGGCCAGTTTTGAGAAAAACCGGCTCGGTACTGCCCAGCAGGCTGAATACATGAAAACTATTTTCGGGGAGGAGGCCAGCTCAGCCGCCGCCGTGCTGATGACTGCCGCCTCAACCGGAAAGCTGGACAAACTGACCGCTGCGTTTAAAGCCTCAGACGGGAAGACCGCCGAGCTGGTAAATATCATGCAGGACAACCTAGGCGGTGACTTTAAGGAGTTTCAGTCCGCTTATGAGGCGGTGGGGACAGACCTGTTTGACCAGCAGGAAGGCGCGCTGCGTAAGCTCACGCAGACGGCCACAAAGTATGTGTTAAAACTCGACGGCTGGATACAGAAAAACAAATCACTGGCGTCAACCATTGGCCTCATTGCCGGTGGCGCGCTGGCGCTTACTGGCATCATCGGTGCAATTGGTCTTGTTGCCTGGCTGGTTATCACCGGCATCAATGCCATCATCGCGGCAGCAGGCGCAATGGGGGCAATCTTCACGACGGTTAGCAGTGCTGTTATGACGGCCATCGGGGCGATTAGCTGGCCGGTTGTGGCCGTGGTGGCCGCCATTGTCGCCGGGGCGTTGCTTATCCGTAAATACTGGGAGCCTGTCAGCGCATTCTTTGGCGGTGTGGTTGAAGGGCTGAAAGCGGCATTTGCGCCGGTGGGGGAACTGTTCACGCCACTGAAGCCGGTGTTTGACTGGCTGGGTGAAAAGTTACAGGCCGCGTGGCAGTGGTTTAAAAACCTGATTGCCCCGGTTAAAGCCACACAGGACACCCTGAACCGTTGCTGTGATACGGGTGTCATGTTCGGGCAGGCACTGGCTGACGCGCTGATGCTGCCGCTTAATGTGTTCAACAAACTGCGCAGCGGTATTGACTGGGTACTGGAAAAACTCGGCGTCATCAACAAAGAGTCTGACGCACTTGACCAGACTGCCGCCAGAACTCATGCCGCCACGTATGGCACAGGTGATTATATTCCGGCGACCAGCTCTTATGCGGGGTATCAGGCTTACCAGCCGGTCACGGCACCGGCTGGCCGCTCTTATGTGGACCAGAGTAAAAACGAATATCACATCAACCTGACGGGCGGTACTGCGCCGGGGACACAGCTTGACCGCCAGTTACAGGATGCGCTCGAAAAATACGAGCGGGATAAACGTGCGCGCGCCCGTGCCAGCATGATGCATGACGGTTAAGGAGGTGACGAAAAATGATGCTCGCGTTAGGTATGTTTGTTTTTATGCGCCAGACGCTGCCACACCAGACCATGCAGCGTGAATCAGATTATCGCTGGCCGTCAAATTCCCGTATCGGCAAACGGGATGCCTTTCAGTTTCTCGGTGTGGGTGAGGAAAACATTACGCTTGCCGGTGTGCTTTATCCCGAACTGACCGGCGGGAAGCTGACGATGACCACGCTCAGGCTGATGGCAGAGGAAGGCCGGGCGTGGCCGTTGCTGGATGGCACCGGCATGATTTACGGCATGTATGTCATCAGCAGGGTGAATGAAACAGGGAGTATTTTCTTTGCAGACGGCACACCCCGAAAAATTGATTTTACGCTGTCGCTCACCCGCGTTGATGAATCACTGGCCGCGCTTTATGGCGATATCGGTAAACAGGCGGAATCGCTCATCGGTAAGGCTGGCAGTATGGCGACTAAATTCACGGGTATGACGGGGGCGGGATAATGCTGGATGCGCTGACATTTGATGCAGGCAGTACGCTGACGCCGGATTACATGCTGATGCTCGACAGCAGGGATATTACCGGCAATATCAGCGACCGTCTGATGAGCATGACCCTGACGGATAACCGGGGCTTTGAGGCTGACCAGCTTGATATTGAACTGAACGATGCCGACGGGCAGGTCGGGCTGCCGGTTCGTGGCGCTGTCCTGACGGTGTATATCGGCTGGAAAGGTTTTGCCCTGGTATGCAAAGGGAAATTTACCGTTGATGAGGTTGAACACCGGGGCGCGCCGGATGTGGTCACCATCCGCGCCAGGAGTGCAGATTTTCGCGGGACGCTCAATTCCCGCCGTGAAGGCTCCTGGCATGACACCACGCTCGGTGCGATTGTTGAGGCGATAGCCTCCCGTAACAGGCTGGAAGCCAGTGTCGCTCCGTCACTGGCCGGAATTAAAATCCCGCACATCGACCAGTCACAGGAGTCTGATGCAAAATTCCTGACCCGCCTTGCTGAACGCAACGGCGGTGAGGTGTCGGTAAAAATGGGAAAACTGTTGTTTCTCAAGGCGGGGCAGGGGGTGACG